TAAGATAGCAGCAAACGCTGTTGGGTCAAGTGAGATTGCAAATAATGCAGTAACATCTACACAATTATCAAGTGCAGCACTTGATAGTAAAAGCATGTCAGGGAATATAGGATTTAGTGGAGCTAATATCAATATTGGTAGTGGCACTAGTGCTATACTTGAGGTAAAAGGTAAGTTAGGTATTCAAGATGCAAACCCAGTTCAAAAACTTCACATAGACGAAGTAGCTGGTATGGATGTAGGCACAGGAACTTCATCTTCAACAGCACAATTTACACTAGATAGTTTTACAGCAGCTACATTTAGAACTGCTAAGTATACAGTATCTGTAACTAACTCTACAGATGGAGACTATCATGCTATAGAAATATTCTTATTTCACGATGGAACAACAGTTTATTTAACACAGTACGCTTCTATATTTGATAATGGTGCTCAAGCATCTTTTGACGCAGATATAAGTGGCGGTAATGTAAGATTAAGAGTAACACCAGCAAGTGGTGATACAATGGCTTATAAATATATAAGAACAACAATAGAGGTATAAAATGGGACAAAAATTAGATTTTAATATCGAAGATTCAGGATTAAAGATTGATGGTGCTGATGCCATCGATGCAAGTAGAAACTTTGAGGGTGCAGTAGCCACAGGAAAAATTACTAGTGGTACTATGGCTTCGGCAAGATTGCCAAGAACTATAACGACTACCGCTCCTACAAATACTGCTGGTACTGTGGATGGTCATATATGGTTCGTATATTCGAGTTAAGACATGGCAATATATGTTAATGATAGTGGAACGCTTCGTCAAATTTCCTTTCTGGCAATTAATGATAATGGTACGCTTAGAAGAATCAATGAAGTCTATGTAAACGATAGCGGAAGTCTAGAAGGCCCGTTTACGGTTACACACGAGACGTCTAGAAATACTGCTACTAGTACTAGTACTATTAGTGGATTACAAGATACTTCTTTCTCTACAACTACTACATTTAACACAACTCAAAGTACTCTTACTACTTTTGATACTAGTAGAACAACAACATTCAACACAGGCAACGTTACTGAAACTAGTAGAACAACAGCATTTGATACCACAACAGCTTATACAACTACAACTGCATTCACTACTACAACAACGTACAATACAACTCAAAGTACAACAACTGCATTTAATACTACTACTGCATTTACAACAACGACAACGTTCAATACAACACAGAGTACTACAACAGCTTTTAATACCACAACAGCGTATACAACTACAACTACGTTTAATACTACACAAGCTACAACAACTGCATTTAATACTACTACTGCATTTACAACAACGACAACATACAATACAAGTCAGAGTACAACAACTGCATTTAATACAACTACTAACTTTACGACTGTAACAACATATAATACAAGTCAAAGTACTACTACCGCATTTACAACTACAACAGCTTTTAGTACTGTAACAACATTTAATACTTCACAAGGTACAACTACAGCATTTACAACAACAACTGCTTTTAGTACTGTAACAACATTTAATACTACACAAAGTACTACTACTGCATTTACTACAACAACCACGTTCAACACAACGACGACGTTTAATACAACACAAAGTACTACAACAGCTTTTACAACTACGACAGCGTTTAATACTACCACGACTTTTAATACAAGTCAAAGTACTACTACTGCATTTACAACAACAACAGCTTTTAATACGACAACAACTTTTAATACAAGTCATAGTACAACAACAGCGTATACAACAACAACAACGTTTAATACTACTACAACCTTTAATACAAGTCAAAGTACAACAACAGCATTTACAACAACAACCGCTTTTAGTACAACAACAGTATTTAATACAACTCAAAGCACAGTTACAGCATATAATACTACAACTACTTATACTACATCATATGATACAGTAATTAGTACAAGTAGAAATACATCTTTTGCAACGAACACTGCTAGAAGTACTAATACTACACAGTCTACAGGCTACAATACTACCTTTACTACAAGTACTGCATATATAGATAATACACTTAGGTTATCAAATACTGCTAGAAGCACAAATACTTCTCAGTCTACTTCATTTACTACTACATTTAGTACAACAACAGCATATCAAGATAATACATCCTTTGCCACAAGTAGAACAACTACATTTATTACAAATACTACATTTGCTACTAACACTACGTTTACTACTTCAACAGCATATCAAGATAATACATCATTTGCTACAAGTAGAACTACTACTTATATTACAAATACAACCTTTGGAACAAATACTACATTTACTACTGCAACAGCATACCAAGACAACACATCGTTTGCTACAAGTAGAAACACCACATTTATTACAAATACTACATTTGCTACTAACACTACATTCAGTACTACAACAGCATACCAAGACAATACATCGTTTGCTACAAGTAGAAATACTACATTTATAACAGCAACAGCATACCAAGACAATACATCGTTTGCTACAAGTAGAAATACTACATTTATAACAGCAACAGCATACCAAGACAATACATCGTTTGCTACAAGTAGAAATACTACGTTTGCGACAAATACTGCTTATGTAGATAACACATCATTTATAACAGCATATATAGATAACACTACATTTATAACAGCTTATATAGATAATACAAGCTTTGCTACTAATACTGCTAGAAATACAAATACAAGTAGAATTACTGCTTATGTAGATAATACAACGTTTGCAACTTCAACTTCATATACTACAACACAGGCAACAAATACAAGTCGAAGTACTGGATTTACAAACTCAACTGCGTATAATACTTCACAAGCAACAAATACAAGTAGGTCAACAGGATTTACAAATAGTACTAATACTTCTAGAAATACGAATACATCGAGAAGTACCTCATTTGCTACAAATACTTCTAGAAATACGAATACAAGTAGGTCAACAGCATTTACAAATATAACAACTAGAGCAACAGGTGCAGGTTTTCCTACGTCTAGATTTACAGGATATCCAGGCATAAGAATTACTACTTACATAACAATATTTGAAGAGGAGAATGAGGACAGTGAAGGGGAAGTATATTATGAAACAATCACAGAGAATACTTCAAGAACTACAAGTATTATACAACAAGTAATTACTTCTTACTTTACGAGTACTAGTTTCAATACTTCCTTTAGTACTAATACATCTAGAAACACAGCGTTTACTAATAGTACAGGCTTTACAAATAATACAGCTAGAATAACAGCATTTACTAATAGTACAGGCTTTACAAATAATACAAATACAAGTAGGATTACTGCTTACATAGACAATACAAGTTTTGGTACAAGTAGAAATACGAATACAAGTAGAATCACTGCTTACATAGACAATACAAGTTTTGGTACAAGTAGAAATACTAACACTACTCAATCTACAAATACAAGTAGATCAACAAGTTTTACAAACAGTACTTCATTTACAAATAATACTTCTCAAGCAACAAATACAAGTAGAAATACTACACAAGCAACAAATACGAGTAGAAGTACATCACAAGCAACAAATACAAGTAGAAGTACTAATACTACACAATCAACAAGTTATAACACAGTCAGAATATCTAATACAAGTAGGAACACAAATACTACACAATCAACAAGTTATAACACAGTAAGATTATCTAATACAAGTAGAAATACTAACACAACTCAATCAACAAGTTATAACACAGTTAGAATATCTAATACTGCTAGAAGTACTAATACAGTTCAGAGTACTAATACTACACAAGGAACTAATACTACACAATCAACAAGCTATAACACAGTAAGATTATCTAATACAAGTAGAAATACTAATACAACCCAAGGTACAAATACCACACAAGGTACTAATACTTCTCAATCAACAAGTTATAACACATTAAGATTATCAAATACTGCTAGAAGTACTAATACAGTACAAAGTACAAACACTACACAAGGCACTAATACAAGTCAGTCAACTACGTACAATACATTAAGATTATCAAATACTGCTAGAAGTACTAATACAAGTCAGTCTACAACTAGAACTACTACGTTTATTACAAGTACAGCATATGAAGATAACACTTCAGTATCAACAAACACTGCTAGAAGTACGAACACTACTCAAGCTACTACTAGAAATACTACGTTTACAACAAGTACTGCTTATGTAGATAATACTTCACAGTCTACAAGTTACGAGACAGCATATATCACAAGTAGAATTAGTTCAAGATCTACAGGTACAAGTAGAAATACTACAACTACCTTTGCTACTTCACAAGGTACAATTACTACAAGATCGACGGCTTCAAGTAGAGATACTACTACAGTATTTAATACAGCTAGAGCCTCACTAACTAGTAGATCGACTGCATCAAGTAGAGACACTTCAACAGTATATAATACTTCTAAAAATACAGGTACACAAAGAAGTACAGCATCTAGTAGAGATACTTCTACAGTGTTTAATACAACTAAGACTACAGGCACTCAAAGAAGTACAGCATCTAGTAGAGATACTACAACAACATTTAATACTTCAAGACTAAGCTTAACAAGTAGAGGCACTATTACATCTAGAGATACTACTACTACATTTGCTACCACACAAGGTACAATTACAACTAGAAGTACAGCATCTAGTAGAACTACTACATCAGTATTCAATACAACTCAATCTACTATTACTAGCAGAGGTACAGCATCAAGTAGAACTACTGTATCAGTATTTAATACAAACACTACTACAGGTACACAAAGAAGTACAGCATCTAGTAGAGATACTTCTACAGTGTTTAATACAACTACAAGTACTGCTTCAAGTAGAAGTACTGGTACAAGTAAAACTACTACGTCCACTTTCTTAACAGACAGAGGAACGGGATCAAGTAGATCAACTCTTACAGATAGAGGAACAACAACTACGTTTGCGACCACACAAGGTACGGTCACAACTAGAACGACTGGAACGAGTAAAAGTACTACAACCACTTTTAATACTCAAAATGTCACAGGTTCAAGTAGGTCAACAGGGTCTTCCAGAAGTACAGAAACTTCAAGAACGACAGCGTTTAATACAACTACAGGATATGAAACTAGTAGAACAACAACATTTGCTACAGGCAGAACTACTACAACTACTTTCAATACCACAAGAACTACAGACACAACGATCGCAACAGATCATTTAACCACAACAGTATTTAATACATCTACTGTTGTATATGAAAGAACAACAGCCTCACAGGTGGGAACTTTATTCGACACAGAAGTTTCCAGTCTAGACGACTACGGATATTCCTTCTGGGATGGCTCACAATGGAGTGAAAGCAACTAAGAATGAAAAGCGAAGGCGGATTTGAAAAAGAAACAAAGATAACACCAGAATACGTTAACAATAAGATGGAAAGTATGATGCATGCTTTGTATGATTCAATTGAAGAATCAGAAAAGAGAATGAGAAATTTAGAGAAACAAATATTTGACCTAAAAAATGGCACTTAAAAGAAAAGGCAAACCTTTGGAGGCTATGACGATTAAGGAATCTTTGGGAGATATTCCTACTCATTTTATGAAGTCAGGGTCTTCGTATAGACCTATAAAAGATCTAAATACTCTAGAAGCTTTTAAGGAAAGAATTATTGATGACTCTCATAGAGGTGCAAAATTTCAGTACGATATATGGTTTAATACTAATGCTCTCAATACAGTACACAAATGGTTGTATACAGATTTTTTAGGAAACGGTATTTTAATAAGAGTTTCTAGTATTAAAATTAATGATAGGCTAATGGAGTCAATTGTTAAAGACCCTTACTTAGAGATAGACCATGAAAGGTGTGAAAAAATTGTAAATAACTTTCATAATAAATATACTCTAGGTGTAAATGAAAAGTACCATGATAAAGTAATATTTTTACCAGGTACTAACTTAATTACAAAAGGTAGATGTGTACATTGGGGCAGAGTAAGACGTGCTGTTGATAACGGATTTGTAATTAAACCACACCCAATCACTCAGAAAGTGTGGATAGCAAAACTGAAAAAAGACTACGGGGAAGAAAATGTACTCGATAAAAAGGTAGGAGGTTTTGAACTTCTTGCAAACTGCAAAGAGTGTGCAACAATGCCTAATAGCGAAATGGGATTGATGGCACTCATGCTAGACAAACAATTAAGTATGGTATCACATACAAAAGAGGATAGAGAAAAGTCTCTCTTAACTTATGAAAGTATCTACCATGCAATAGCTAACACAAACGCTAAAGAATCTCTAATGAAGATATTCTCAGCAAAAAACTCAGGCATAATCTTTAGTTTTGATGAAGATGCAGAACAACGAAAAGAGCTGTTCCTGAATAACTTTTGGAACATGAAGGTAAAAAACGGATGATAGAACTAGTAACAACATATAAGAAAGATTGGACATTTTTCACTTTAGCTTCTCTACTGAATAAGTCAGGATTTCGTCTGCACTTATTTATACACAAAGAAGACTGGATAGAAAAAGAAGTGTCTTGGATGATAAATAACTTTGAAAACATTAAGATTTATGAATCGTGGTGGAGAGAAGACCATATATCAAGAATGACTTTTCATTTAAAAGACCATTGGAAAGATAAAGGTGGACTTGCTAAGAGAATGATTGTATGGTATGGTAATAGAATATTCAATAGACCAATTGATGAAGGCGATATACCACCAGCAGAGTTCTTCAAATCTTCACTCTCATTTTTAAGTAGAGACTTAGTATTCGATAAAAGTCATTTGGCAAATTATTATGGCATACTTGGTATAGCTACAAAATCTCATCAAAGCATACCATTAGTTGATAAATCAATTGTGGTACTTAACTATGACAGATTGTGTGAGTTTCATGATAAAGATTTATTCTTCATGAATCAAAAGATGCCAGTAAGTAATGGTAATAGACCTGCAGTAGATACTAAATTAATAGCGTGTAAAGATCTTGCTTTCTTTGAAGCACTTACATTCTATAATCATTCATGGTCGCCTTTGTATGTAAATGGAAAGATTGATACATTAGTAGAGCTAGATGCTATAGGAGCAAAAGAACTATTAGACTATAATGTAATGTTAAGAAAGTCTTGGAGTATAGATGTTCAGCACAGATTTTTAGCAAAAGATTATCTAAACTTACAGACAGGCATACAACTATCAGTGCCTTGGGATTGTTATACAAGACTTATAGACCAGATACCACTAAACTTTAGAAACGCTAGATTGAACGAAGTGTTACTAACAAAAACTGCAAAGCAGAAAGCAACCACAGGAAAATTAGTAGAAAGGGGATTTTATTTAGGAAAGGTCTAAGTAACCCTCATTTAAGTCAGTCAAAATTTTCCAATCAATTATTCCTCTCTCATATAAATCAAGCACAATCTCTTTTTCCTTTGGGGAATGGGGATTGCTGTTGATTGTGCTAACAGGAATATGCCAACTGTATGGATTGTTCGCACCTGCGATAATTGGAAGTGCCTTAGAAAAGAAATCAAATCCTACCAATGTAAGAGTAGAAAAATTTGTTTTCTGTAAAAAATATTGAATTGCAATGAAACCTGCTGAAGGCCTTGCACCTGCAGCTACATGGTTCTCCGCTCCAACTAACTTGAATATCGACACAAGCTCTTTGTCCGAAAACATATCAACATATTTAAAACGTATGTCATGTCTATCATCCGCATCGTCTCCCAGATGCACACGAGAACGATTGAATAGTACTTCACAATCTTTTGGAAACTTATTTCTCTTTTTGTATCTTAAAAATCCAGTAACCCAAATATCTGTACGCTCACCAATATTATCAGAATTAGTAGAGTCAGGTATTCCATTACCAAATCTTACAACTGTATCGAAGTTATCTATGTACTCTCCAAGATCATACTGCAGTAACTCAACAGAGTTTCCAACAAGTACTATTGATTTGTTTTCGGTAAGCTTTCGTAAATTTTGTTCCATTCTTGGGAGTATTCCAGGTTGTCATTGATACCATGCCACGGTCCACCGTCTGTAAAGTGAACTGCTTTTGGTTCTTTAAATTGATAGTAATTTACCATGGCATTAAATTCTGCAGGTAAACTACCGATTGAAGTAGCCCATTTCATTTCATGCAACGCACCCGCTGGGGCTTGGTTTACATAGGTAGGAGTTAGCCTTCTACACCTTGTGTTATCGAAATACATTAATGATGACCAGTTTTTCTTCGGATAAGAACTGTTTACTTTCTTATTCATTTTCTTACATGGCACTAAAAAGTCTGGGTGTTGCACACAGTATACATCATGCGTTTCATTTGTATGGTATGTAATCTCTTGCGGATCACATTTCCACATAAAATCACTATCACAGAACAATGCGTTTCCATGATAATCAGATAGAAAGGGTACTAAGAATCTAGTAAAAGCAAATTCTGTACTTTCATTTTGGAAAGGTCTATAGTACTCCTCTATCTTGTCCTTTATTAAAGGTTTAATAGTGTGGCTTCCATTATACTTACGTATGGAAGCCTCACATACGGCATATGCCTCAGGCTGACTAGAGTCGTACCCAATGTATATAACCATTAGTCTTCTTTTAAACTATTACCTAAATCATTGACATATGCTTGTCTTGCTGTTTTTAAAGCTGCAAGTTGATTATCTGTTTCTGCTAATTTAGCATCACAGTAATTTATAGCATGATGTAGTAATTGTTGGTCTTTATTGAAGTTATCGGAATCATGTTCAATTCCATCTATTGTAATTGTTGCCATTAAAATATGTCCTGCCAATTGCCTTGTGTACTACTTTTAGCATACTCTGTAGCACGGTTTTCAAAAAAGTTGGTATGCTCAACTGCGTTTACTTGTGTATCGATCCATGGTAAAGGATTAACACTACTATGAAATATAGCTTTCATACCTAAACCTAATAGTCTTCTGTCAGCAATATATCTAATATATTCTTTAACTTCTTTTGCTGTTAAGTCGGGTATTTCTGCTTTGTCAAAACAAATATCAATAAACTTGTCCTCTAGTTCTACTACTCTTTCAGCAGCGCAATAGATTTCATACTTTAGTTTATCTGTCCATATTTCAGGGTTCTCTGATATGAATGTTCTGAAAAGTTTTGATACATTTTCTACATGAAGCGTTTCATCACGAATACTCCAAGTTACTATCTGTCCCATGCCTTTCATAAGGTTATGTCTAGGATAGTTTAATAGTATAGCGAATGAGGAGAACAACTGTACTCCTTCTGTAAACCCACTATATACTGCCATAGTTTTGGCAATATTGTGAGGAGTGTCCATACTAAAATCGGATAAGTACTCATGCTTCTCCACCATCTCTTGTATATCCATAAACTCTTGATAGATATCATCAGATTTACCTAATGTTTCTAACAAAGATGAATATGCGTCTTGGTGTACTGCTTCCATAGCTGCAAATGATACTAACATCATTCTTACTTCTGGTGCTTTGAAAGTAGGAAGATAGTGTTTAGCATATCCACAGCAAACATCTACGTCTGCTTGTGTAAAAAATCTAAATATATTATCTACTAACTGTCTATTGTCCTCTGTAAGATTTTGATTATAGTCTTTAATATCATCAGCCATAGTTACTTCTTCAGGCATCCAATGCATCTGTTGTTGTTTTTTGTAGGCTTCAAATGCCCACCCGTAATCAAACGGTTTGTAATATTCTCTTTCTTTTAATAAGTTTGCCATTTATCCCTCGCAACTTAGACAATCTGATTGCTCAAAGATTATCTCTCTTTTAGCTTGATTAGATACATTATCAGCTCTACTGATAGCTTCACTTCTCAAGTAATATAATGTTTTTAAATTTTTAGCCCATGCTAACATATGTACATTATGCAAGTCTGCTTTATTTACATCAGGTGGAAAGAATAGATTTACACTTTGAGACTGACAGATAAACTCTTGTCTGACTGAAGCGTGTTCTATTACCCACGACTGATTTATTTCTACAGCTGTTTTAAATACATCTTTCTTCCAATCGTCTAGAAAATCAAGATGTTGTACACTTCCTTTGTTTGCAACAATAGTAGACCAAGTTTCTTCATACAGTTCAGGACTAACTTTTTCTTTGATAAGTGCATCTAAGAATTTATTTTTTACTAAGTTACTTCCTGTTTTTGTTTTCTGCGTATAAGCATTAGCTCTGAAAGGTTCAATACTTGGACTCGTATTACCGCATAATATACTAGAACTTGCATTAGGAGCTATCGCTAATAAATGAGCATTTCTTACAGAAGCTGTATCATCATCAGGACATGCACCTTTTTCTATTGCAAGGTATCTAGTAGTTTGGTCTGCTTTGTGTTTGATGTGTGAAAACATCTCCATATTTGTACCACCCGCTAGACCGCTTTCAAATGGTATATCATTTTTCTGTAAATACGCATGGAATCCCATTGCACCTAATCCTACGCTTCTCTCCCTTTGCGCACTAAACTTTGCTCTTTCGAGTTGGCTTGGCGCATTGTCGATAAAGTATGTTAGTACATTATCTAGCATACGGATTAAGTCAGGGATAAATGACCCATGGTCTTTCCATTCATCATAGTACTCTAAATTTACACTAGAAAGACAACATACTGCTGTTCTTTCTTCGTCAGTAGCAAGAGTAATCTCACTACATAAATTACTGTGATGTACTTTTAATCCTTTTCTTTTCTGAAAATCTGGTAAATCATTATTAACAGCATCTTCAAACATTAGGTAAGGTTCACCTGTTTCCATTCTGTTTTGTAGTATTTTTACCCATAATGCTCTAGCACTTACGGTTTTAACTACTGCTTTTGTATGAGGATCTATTAAAGGCCAACTGTCGTCAAAATCTTTTTCTTTTGTTGCTTTATGGATTAGCTCCATAAAAGAGTCAGGTACAACCACAGCATGATGAAGATTAGTAAACTTCCTATTAATATCTCCCCCCGTGGGTTTTCGTCCATCTAAGAACTCCTCTATCTCGGGGTGTGACATATGTAGATATCCTGCGTAACTACCCCGTCTAGTTACTCCTTGGCTAAATGCCAACATCTCAGCATCTACAACTTTTATGAAAGGGACAACTCCAGTACTTTCTGAGCCTTTTGATGTCTTTGTTCCAGATGAACGAACATCACTCCAAGTACCTCCGATACCTCCTCCGAAAGAAGATAAGAAAGCATTTTCCGTAAAATGTTCGGTTATGCCCTCTCTACTATCTTCTACATAATTTAAAAAACAACTTATCGGTAATCCTCTACGAGTACCCCCATTTGATAATACAGGCGTAGCAAACATAAACCATAGATTACTTACGTAGTCGTATAATCTTTGGGCATGAGCTTCATCATCCGCAAAACATTCTGCTGCACGAGCAAAAGCTTCTTGAGGTGATGTTTCACCTGGTATCATGTATCTATCTTTTAGAGTTGCATGTGCGAACTCATCCAAGAGAGAATCTTTACTATAATCTATCTTCACTGACATAATTTTCTACCAATCCTATAATTTCTTGTCCATGTCCTAGCACTGCTGCATCGACATCGTATGTTAAATCCATGAGTTTTACACCAGCTTCTAGTCCTTCTGCACCGAAAGCATTTAAGTTTTCTATGTATTTGTACTTACCCTCTAGTGGCAAACTCGCCATAATATCAAAGACGTCTCCATACTGCTCAATCAATTGAGTTGCACGTTTTGGTCCGACACCATCTACACCAGGAACATTATCTCCCTTATCTCCTGTCAACGCCTTGTAAGTCAAGTAGTAGTAAGGATCAAAGTCATAATGCTCATCCCAGTTTAGTAGTGTTGTTTCTTTTCTTGTTACAGTCGAAAAGCGACTGACTTTTTCATCGACTAGTAAATCCCAGTCTTTGTCTGATGATATCATCCATATCTCATCTACACCTATGTTTTCTCGGTTTTGGCATATAAGTGCGGCTATATCATCAGCCTCTACTCCAGCATACTTTAGTGTAAGATAACCCTTACGTTTTAAAGTAGACATAGTAGTAGAAAACTCCGCTAAGAACATTTCAAATTCTTTTGCTTCTTCGGGAGTTTGTTCTGCATATCGTTCCTTACGATTTGCTTTGTACTCTGGATCGATAGACTTACGGTAATTACTACCGCCATCGCCTAATACGACTATCTCTCCACAGTTATAGGACTTTGCCAAAGATTGTACAGTTCTTACATATTCATGCTCGAAGTCTGTAGTACCTTGGTGTTTCCATCGAAAAGCTAGATTGAGTCCGTCAACAATCAATAAGTTCCCATTCGGGATTGGCTTTCCATGGCTCGTAAATTGTATCGCCATTTGTAAATTTTACCTCTTGTGTTTCTAAAAATTTATCAGCAAGAGTGACATAGCACCCTAGCCAGTTTATGTACATATGTTTTTTGTAAAGTGGCTTTCTTGTCGTTGCCACATACCACTGTGAGTGGTTTTCTTTGAAGATAAGTAAAGGCTCTTGGTTCATCTGTTCAGATTGTTTACAAAGCTTAGACCACCAATTCACAAATACGTTACTCTTTTGAGTGAATACTTTGTGATTGAATCCCATATCTTTATAATGTTTAATCTCTATACAGAAAAGGTTTTTCTTGTGTTCTACCATCAAGTCCCCTTTTATTTTACCAGAGCCACTACCAGGAGTCTGTACAAACTCATGACCAGTAATTCTTTTTAACATAGCTGCAGCCTTTATCTCTGCATCATGACCCTTACGTCTACTATTAACCAATCAACTTCTCCAGTTCTACATAGCCACCGATATGTTTATCGTCTACTAGTATTTGTGGAAATGTTCTTGCTCCAGGAAACTTATCCCGAATATCAGCCGCAGAAAAATCTTTGCCAATCATTTTATATGATACCTCTGTTACTTCATCTACATGGTCAGCTAAGAACTTAGCCTTCTTGCAGTAAGAACAGTTTGGTATACTATAAATCTCTACTTTCATATTTTCTCCAATATTGTATATTATAACAGGTTTTTCAACTCGTGTCAAGAACTAAATTATTCCCCGATGTTTTGAGTAGTTATCTTTGCTTTCTTTTCTGCCTTAGCAAGACTATCTTTAATATCTACTTTTCCATCTTTGTTTACGTCGTTGCCGACTAGTATATTCCACCATTTGGTTATGAATCTAAACATGATATATTATCCTCTTTTATTATTTCTATTTTTTCTAGTAGTGGATGTGTCCAACCATGAGACACTAGATACGTATTTAGTCTCTCTTCTTTTAATAGAACTTCTACTACTTTTTCTTTACCTTGCTCATCTAAGGCTTGATTGACCTCATCTAAGAACAAGACATTAATTTGACTTCTACTAATAGATGTCATAAGTTTTCGTATTGCAACTAATGTCGCAATATTCACTCTTGCTAGTTCTCCACTAGATAGAGCTAGTATGTCAATAATGTTTCCATTATCTGATACTTCTACATTTAGTTTGTCGTTAGTAACAACAAAATTGATACTAAATCTACCATCACTAAACTCTGCTAGATAATCATTTGTCATAACTTCTAGTTCTTTCACTAAAGATTCTATTTTGTATGCCAATAATCCGTTGGTAGAAAATGCTTTCTTAAGCGTTTCAAGTGCCGCCAAGTGTTCTTCTTTACCTGATAGTTCAGATTGAAGTGCATCAAGCTGACTTTGAAACTCCGCAGTTTGTTCGAGTATAATTCCAACTCTTGTGTTATGTCGTTCTCTCTTTTCATTTTCGCTAATTACTTCCTGAAGAACCGACTTAGCACTGGTAATTTCTTCACTAAGTTTAGAAACTTGCTCTTGTAAGTCATCTTCTGAGAGGACTGTGGTCGTGAGGTTGTGGTCGATAGACCTGTAGAGGTCTTCCCAATTCTCCACTTCTCTTTCGGCTGTCCTATATATCGCATTTTGTTCCTCTAGTCTTTGCAGCTTTCTTGCCGCTTCCTGTGTGAATTTTTCACAATTATCTCGTCTTTCAGTATGTTCTTTTATCATACTATTTACAAACATTTCATTAACTTCTCCTTCACACGTTGGACAAACCATATCGTCTAAGGTTAGTAACTTTTGATATTTTGTAAGCATTCTCTCTTCATGAACCATCTCAGACTTCCAAGTTGCTACAGAAGAAACAGCATCATTAGTATCTTTTTCTTCTTCGTATTTTGCAAGTTGTCTTTTGTACTCATGCAAATCTATATCAGCAAGCTGGTGTTTAAGTTGATTATTGAGATTTATTTTTTTATTCTTTTCAGTGATATTTTCAAGTTCTATTAATAAAGAACGTAAAGACTTCTCATTCTCTTCCGAGTAAAATGGTAAATCTTTTTTATCAAGTATGGAACTATCTTCGAGAATATTATCTTCTAACCATTTTGAGATAGTTGCAAGTTTCGCATTGATGACTGTAACATCAGCTGAATTTGTCCTTACAGCTTCCTTAAATGTCTCAAAGAAAGAAACATAGTCGTCAAGTTTCAATAGGTCAATTAGGAACTTCTTTCGATTTGTATCTGTGGCAGTTAAGAACTGCAATGATGCATTAGTATTTTGATATACTAACTGTGAAAAAGTCTTAAAGTCAATACCTAAAATGTCACCCAAAGTTTTGTAAGTATTAGAAGCTGTATGTGAAGATATATCCTCACCATTTTTCGTTAGCTTACACTTGAGTGTAGAACGCCGTATAACAGTAATGTTATATACGTCAGTGTCCACAGTAAAATCAAGGCTAATATCGTACCCTTTGTTAACATATCTATTTGCTATATCCGCTTTCTTTACATTTTTACTATTTTTGTTAAATAGTATTTCTTCTAATATTAAAGGTATAGAAGATTTACCTACTCCATTAGTACCGACTAACTGTGTTAAAGTCGACTCTGATAGATTTAATTCATTGTCCTCTCCATACGAGAAGCAATTATCCCATTTCAGTTTTTGTAGAATAATCATTAAAAACTCCCATTAATTTTTTTACTTTTTCATCATCAAGAGACAGAATCTCTTTCAGATATACACTTAGTTCATCTTCCATTGACATCTCGTTAGTCAAGGTTAATGTTGCATCTGTCTGTCGTTTAACGACTTTTTTGTCAAGTAGATCGGAGTTCTTGACTTGTGCTAAGTCTTGTACATCTCCTTCTATTTCATAGATAGTATGATCGAAGTCTGTTTGTACCATCTCATTCGGATCGGTAACAGTCTTTCTAATTAACTGTGGTAAGTCAAATTCATGCCATGTCCAATCCCAACTGTTATCTATAATTAGATACCCCGTTTGGACTTTGTTTCTATGGAAAGATGTGGTCATTGGTGAGCCTGGATATACAATATTTCGTTGAGTATTCTCGTGAGCATGTAAGTCTCCTGCGTACACTGTTGTGAACTTATCAAATCTTTCTAAATCTACTTCTGGTATAACATGCGGTGGTATTTCGCCACGCACGTGGGTGAATAGATACTTTGCATCTATATTTTCTATACTATTCTTTCTGTGTAAGTCTGCATAAGGCAGTATACACCAGTCATCTTCATAGTATGTTTCCGTAATCACACTTACTAGTGGGTTAAGGTCGTTTGTTACTCTTATTAGATTATCAAAGAAAGTATTATTTTTTCTAGTGGCTTCATGGTTGCCATCATATATAATTGTTCTTACATTTGCTTTTTTAACAAAGTCAAAATATAAGGTCAATTCATCCATAGAAGGGACTCGATCAAACAAGTCCCCGCCTATGATATGAAGTTTAACTCCATGATTTTCTACTGCTTCCTGTACTTGTTCAAAGAACATCTGATATCTTGTACATGCCCAAGAGCGTGGTACATTCTTCTGTCCTAGCTTAATGTGCCAGTCTGCTGTATATAAAATCATGAAACGTCAAACTCACTTGATACATCCTCAGGAGTTTCACCACCTTGGTCGTTAACTCTTCTGAGTAATTCTAACTGTGCATCTGCAGTTGGTCTAGTAAGAACGTCATCCATTGACTTAAGATTAGCCACTAGATCCTTCTCCCAGTCCTCTAGTTCTCTAGCTTTACACTTTAGAACTGCTAACTGATACTCGACATTAAATACTTGTGGGCCAGTCTTCTTTCTTTTGAAATGAATGTCGTAGCCTGTAACTGGGTCGGTTGGATCTCCCAACTCTTCCATAGCTACTAGTACTTGGTCGAATAGTTTTCTTTTTAAGTTTAAAACTTTAACACTTTTATCAGCGTAGTCAATGCACTGAATGGCATAAGACCATCCACATTTTAAGTCTGGGTAAAAGTCGCGAACATGGTCATGTTCTTGATTGTTAAAGGTTTCTGAGTTTCTATCAAAAGATAGGCACTCCATAGGAATGTTTTTTCCATTTTCCCCTTTAATCCAATAGACGTACCTAGGTAATAAGTCACCCACCAATCTTACATGATGGTCTTCTTTACCTGCGTAGTTATAAGTTTCGATTTTTTCTTTTTGGGCTGAGCCCTTTGTTGTATTAAAGCCAATAGCCATAATTTATCTCCATGTCTCCTCGAATAAAAAGTGTACCCTTCCATCTTTTAACTCAAGCAGTCTGTTTTTAGTTATAATTTCTTCTGATATCGGTGACATCAGAAAGTCTAGTGTGGTGTCTTTTGTATTCACATAGTCGTGATAGTTACGGAACGATGCGACACCTGCATACTCCGCCACTTCTTTATCACTCAATGCGCGTCCGTGTTCTAACAAATCCTTTGGGTTTAGGATATAGCTAGTACCACCGAACTGATACTTGTAAAACTTAAAAGTTTTATCATAGTAATTTTTTGGTTTAATCTTGTAAGTAATTATACGAAGAATCTGGATTATTTCACCAATGTCTCCTTTGCTTACTTTCATTATCTCATTCCAATTAAATAGTAACATATTATACCAACTTTTTAAACTCGTGTCAAGAACTATTTTTCTCAGCTTCATTCCCACCAGCTGTACTTAGATTATCATTACCTAGTTGGGGGTCACTGCCTAGCTGTTGCTTAGTGATTTTACCAACGTCTTCAGGAGCGAGAGTAGCATGTACTCCAGCCTGTGCCATATCAGCTAGTTTACCTTGAAAGATGTGCGTACCACAATGCATTAATTCTATCATTGGTAATGCATAGATGTCTATTCCCATATCTCGTACTACTTCTGAGAACATATAATCTTCACTAAGATATCTGTTTTGATGATTGATTATACAATCAAAGTATGCCATAATCTGTTCACCTGGTTGAAACTCTCCTTCTCTCAAGTGATCTGGAGTGTACAATCTTTCAGGATGATGCTTGTCATATTCTTCAAAGACAGACCTATGTATAAACATAAATCCTGTTGCACCTTCTTTAATTTTTACTGGTTCGTAGATAGGAGCTTCTCCATTAGGGTACTCTTCCACTAAAGGATTAAATACCATATCTCCAGCTACTTTTTCTAGCCCCATTGGGTCATTATCATAAGCACCTGATTTAGCTGCATGTAATACTTTCTCCCAAGCTATTGTCTTTTTAGGGTACAACGCACAGAATACTTTTAACTTTTCTGGGTTTTCTGTTAGTAAATGCCACATGTATATTAAGTCCATTGCATTCCATGCTATATCACTATCTATGAATAATAAATAGTCTGCATCACTTTTCAAGAAGTTAGCCACACAATAGTTTCTAGCTCTTGTTATAAGGGACTCATTGAACATGTAATAAATTTGTAACTGTAATCCATGTTGCATACATACAGATGTAGTGTCCATCAAAGATTTTGTGTACAAACCATGACACATACCGCCATACATAGGTGTAGCTAAAAATACTTTATTCTTTTGCATTTTCGGTACATTTAGCTGTATTGTTTTCTTACTCATAGTATATTTACCTCGTAATCTTGTTTCATATAGTAGCCCAATCTTGCATTTGCTTGACGAGCTGCCGTTTTTCCTTTGAGATGAATGTCTACAACTACAGGTTGTTGTTTACCTTCTTTATCTCTTATTACTCTACCTATTAGCTGTGTTAGTAAAGGTTCATTATTTATTGGTGTACCCAGCACTAAACAACTTAGATCGTTTAATGATATACCTTCAGAAAAGATTGATTGAGTACCAAAGAGTATGTTCTTATCCTCTTTGATTTGATTCATTACATCTTCTCTTTCAGTAAACTCCATATCTCCTGTTATGGAAACTGCTTTATCGCCGCACAATCCTGCACAACTTTTTAAGAAAGCTACTCTATCAGACACTACTAATACTTTATGCCCTTCTGCAGCATACTTTGCAGCAATCATACTTACACTATGTACATATTCTTCATTATATGCAAGATGATTTATTCGTTCTGCCCAAGGTGTAAACGCTCCATCTAGGAAACGTATATCGGACTTAATTACATGAATCTTAGGAATCATATAGTTTTCTTTTGGTGGTATATGTACATCATTACCGAAGTAATCTCTGAATACCACATGTCGTCCGTCCTTTCTTTCTAGTGTTCCTGATAAGCCTATCTTATTCAAAGCTGGCATTTCATCTACTATTCTAGTAAAAGTTGGACTACTGACGTGATGCATTTCATCTAAAATCACAGTTCCGAATTCCTGTTTGATGTCGTCCATCTTGCGGTATAAACTCTGAATATTCCCAATAACTATTGGAGACTTAGTATCAAAGCTACCTGATCCGATTCTGCCTGCCTTGATTCCAAAGCAGTTTTCTACGTCTTTTTCCCACTGATTTCGTAGGGTGGTTGTATGAGTAACAACCAATGTTTTCTGACCTAGCTTCTTCGCTATAGCTAAAGCCGTTATTGTCTTTCCCCAACTTACCCAAGCGTTAACTATACCATTGCCTTGGATTGCGTCATGTACCCTTTGCTGGCTTGGTCGTAAAGTAAACTTGAAGTCAGGAAGTTCTACAGGCGAGGTTACGCGCTTGTCGATTATTTCGTAATCATCTGGTATTAAATCCGTTCTTCCCACAGGTATAGAAATTAAACCTTCTTTTATCCATCGTACTGTTTTAAATACGATAGGTGGATCTTGTGGCATCCTAGGGGCTATCGTGTAAGTTAGCTCCTTTTCGATGTCCGAACTTGTTTTTGTATCTACTGAGAGGTAGATTCTGTTTGATAATACTGCCTTCATAGATTCGAGATAAACTCCAAATCTTGTAGCTTCCATAGTCTAGTCAGCTCTTGATGATTATTGTCCCAGGGCGATGACCACCCTGTTTTGTTTCTTCTATCACGAACATGCTTTGGCAAATAATCTGCCATAACTTCTCTTAATAAATATTTATATGTTCCAATCTGATGGTCGGGGTGTGTTTTGAACTTTACTCCACTTTCTATACTTAGCATGTATCGTACAAAACTTTGGGAAAGAAACACTGGTCTGCTTTCCATTCCCCACATACCACAGGTTTGATCAGTTGTGAGTATATTCTGTTCTGATGTACTCACTAAGTCATACCAAAGAGCATTGTTTTTATAGTCTGTTTTACTAAATATCTGCCTTGGAATCCACTTTTGTTTTGAGGCATAGTGATCTATTGTTTCTTTATTGTACTCATCATTATAATATCTATCATGATGTTGATAGCCTGTAAATAATTCATCCGCACTATCTCCAGTTAGAACTACTTTACACCCGTCACGGCTTGCTGCTTTGCATAAAGAGTACCTAGGTGCTGTTCTATTTCTATCCACCCAAGGAAAGTGAGTATGTGCTAACCACATTCTATGATAATGATGTACGGAACTATAGTCTAGTTTTACAACTTTATATGGCACTCCCCACTCTTGACAAGTTTTGATTGCCATCTTTGCTTCTTTACGAAATCCATCATGGTCATGCACAAGCCCACCTTCTTTTCCATAATCACAAATGTAAGCGGTTAAATCTATATTTGTATCTTTTAGTATGCCTAAGGCACAAGTGCTGTCTAAACCTCCGCTAAGAAATATAGCAGTTTTCTGTTTAGTATTCGCTACTTTCTTTATGCTAGTTATTAAGTTTGTTTTGAATTGGTTTATATTTATATTTGAGTTACCAATTGTAAAGTTGCCCCATAAGTTTCTTCTTTCAATATTAAGAGTTTCTAAGTTTAATTCCCATATTTGTCCAGGAGCTACTTTAATTATATTAGTATACGGACTAGCGTTGCCTAACCATAGGGGATTATTCATATACATATGATGAGTCTTAGTATTATTCTGTTTAAAATGTATACTTCTTAGACTTGTACTAACTGTTAAATCTTTACCCTTTTTGTATATCCACAAAGGTTTTGCACCAAAATGATCTCTTGCTATAATTAATTTGTTTTTCTTTTTATTATAATACACAAAAGAACCGTGCCAATCTGTATTCGCTATAAATCTATATCCAAATAAGTCTAATCCATTTCCTAAAAAGGCAGTATCATTATCAATATTAGAATCATACATCTCTCCATTAAAAACTAAGATGTTGCCCTTCTTAGTTTTGAATGGTTGTATTTGATGTGTTCCATTTACGTCTAACAATACATGACCAAAAGCTAACTTTTCGTCTTGCCAGTAGGAATGGTCAGTTGGACCTCTATGCTTTTGTCGCATAGTCATATGTTCTATATCATTTTTTCGTGTTGTTACTACGAATCCGCACATTTTCTTTGTTCCTTATTTTGTAGCCACATGACTAAACTTTTCTTTTGTCCACTCCCTAAAGGCGTAACTCTATGCATTCTATTACTAGCATAGAATACTGCAGCTTTATATGGTAAGTGTATCTGTTCATCTTTTATTTGAAACTCTGCTCCTGTATATTCATGGTCTTTTGATAAATTTACAGATACAGATACTGTTGCAATATTAGGTTCTGCATGCCACTCAAGTCCTTGTCCTGGAGTATGATAGTGCATTATATGACCAAAAGTGTATTTTTGAAAATATAAAGTCTCTGCAAATTCTTTTTCTGAAAGTTGTTTTACTTCATCCATAAACTTGTAATGACTTCTAAGAGTGTAATAATTTCTATCTACTTTCTCATTCTTTTTACCTGTAACTAGGCTTACTTCTAGACTATCATTATTACTTGCATAGTCACAGTACGTTCTGAAAAAGTTAGCTTGGTCTTCCGTAAAGAAGTTTGATATAATCATTATCATGTGTTATCACCATCTTTATATTGGATTTGTGATTTATCAAATAATCTATTTGCAGTTCTCTGCATTGAACGTTCCATCCAACGATTTATTATAATTGAAACCCATTGTCTTAATTTACCCATTATTCTACCACCGTAAAAGTTTGTATAGTATCTATCTCAATATCTTCCCACTTTTGGAACTCTACATCATAGCAAATTAACTTATCTCCCTGTTGATTTAGTACATGGTTTGGTACTTTCATATACTTCTCACACAGAGTATATTCTCTATGATGTATTTTTCCTGACTTTAAACTCTCAAAAGTTACGAGTACTATGCTTGTTTCTAATTTTCTTCTTAGTTTATTTATATCCATTAAATTTTTCTCCATGTATCTTTCTTTTGTTCTTCACAATATTCCCATATCTTCCAAGGTATTCCTGACTTATACAATAAGCCTGCCCAAGAGTTTCCATCTTGGGGAGGCCTTGCTTCTACAAAAGGAAAAGGTACATCTTTTAGCCAAACAACTGCGGCTATGTCTTTCTTTTCAACTTTTCTTATTTTATGGTATTTAAGAGTTGCTGTTTTTGTTTTCTCGTTATACCAATATACTCCATTAGTATCAATGAAGTGTTTACCTCTATGTTTCATCATGCCAACTTCATCATCAATCTGGTAACGAAGTGGATAAATACTTTTCATAGGGCTTTGTAATCTTCTCATGCCTAGAGTTTCTCCAGACATATTTTTGTCATCTACTATTTGATCTGCTATAATCAATAGTCCATCTATCTCTTCAGGTTCTTCTGAGAGTACGTATGCAGGAAACTTAATCATGGTCTAGATTTGAACCCTTTGAAACAGTTACTCCAGTTTGTACATACCCAATCAAAGTCTTTATCAATAATAGATAGCTTAAACATAATTTTTTCTTTACTTTTAACTACTACTTTATGTTCGGTAGAAGTATCAAGTATTGCATTTTGGTAAACCCACTTTCTTTCATGGTCTGCTCTGTTACCCCCTATGTGTCCTTTAGGTCTAAAGTAAGTACAAGACTCTCTCCAGCCTTGTAGTCCCCACACTATTGCACACTTATTTCCTTTGTCTGTATGCCAAGGTAGTACTGTATCTTTTTCTAGCCAAACAAAACTAGTTCTATACTTACAGCTACTAAGAAAAGGCATAGTATCTAAAAAGCCTTGTATTTGGTCGTTATGAAAATGTGCAAATTTATAGTTATCAATAGCTTGACCTGTCTTATGTGTATAAGCTCTTTTCTTTAATTTGTTTGCTTTGTCAAGTAAGTACTCAGTGTCTGCTCTAAAATGTATAGGCTGTAGTAATTGACATCTACTTATTCTTACTTCTTCCATGACCAGCCCTCTTCTATTGAGCCTTGTACTCCTTGTATGAAGTCTCTATCTTCTTCTGATAGTATTGACCAAAACTTACTTACATTCAGAGTCTGATTATATACTTCATCAGGATTCTTTAGATGATAGTCTTCCTTCATTAGCATTTCTATTTGGTCTAGTCTTACTTGTATTTTCTCTTTAAGATTCATATATAAACATCCAATTTTTCCTACCCGCTGGGTCTACGTTAGTCCCGATTTCTTTCATTCCAAAATCTAAAAAGACTTGTCTGCCCCTTTCATATGTTATTTCACACATCATGTTAGGACTATCAAATTCTTTTTCACAGAACTCTTTGCCTATATTAAGGTCATAAGTTGACGCTCCACCTTTGTAGGCGTCAACCCATGATTGTCTACGGAATGCAGGATAACGATACTCTGTACCATCATCCCCTGTAAATACTTTGTTTGTACACAAAGCATTTACACCCACCATAAGCTGTGGGTCTAAACCAAGAACAGTATCATACGTCATCATATAATACTGCTCTTTGTCGTAATATGCTTCTAGGTCTTGATAACAAGTTCCGTTTCGCACTATGAAGCCTTGTATTCTAAGCTGTATAACTCGATACAACTCATCTATGTTTAACTCTTCATAAGGCTTGATTACTGTAACTAAACTCATAATCCGTATAACTTACTAAACTTACCAAGAGAGTAATCGTCCGCAACATCAAAGTCACAGCCAACTGGAGCGTCAGGTATTGACAGTCCTCTATCTTTTTGGATAAACTCTTTCAGTTTCTTACTATAGAGTTCTATTTCATCATCAGGAACTTCTGCTAAGATGGAGTCATGCACTAGTGCAAATATCTTTGCTTTCATACCAGTCTTACGAATATACTTCTGTGTATCGATTGCACCAAGCAGATTGATGTCGGATGATACAGACTGTACGAGTGCATTAACTCCTGACCTTACTTCATGAGCTGCGATTCCCTTATCTGACGAGAATACATTTGGTAGTCTTCTCTTTCTTCCGAAATGAGAATAAATAAAACCATTGGCTTGAATAAACTTCTGCATATTATTCAACCATTCTCGCAGTTTAGGGAAAGCCTCAAAGTAATCTTTGATAACGTACTGTGCTTCTTGCATAGAAAACTCAGTACCACTATCTTTAGTGACCTGCTCACTAATCTTTTTCGGGCCTGCTCCGTACATGATACCAAAGGTAACAGCTTTTGCTTGTTGTCTTTTGTCTCCATATAGTTCTGCAACTTGTTCTACCTCACACGGAAGTCTGAACACTTGTTTTGCAATTGTACTATGAAAATTACCCCCAGACTTAAACACATTCTGTAGGCCTCTGTCTTTAGCAAGTACTGCAGCACAATATACTTCTGCGGTTGTTAAGTCCATCGCGACTATCTTATGTCCAGCCTTCGCCTTGATACAACCCTTTACTGTCGGATTGTCTCTTGGGAGCTGCTGCATATTTAGTTTACCACTACTGGACAGTCTACCTGAAGTTGTACCGTGAAGATTGAAGTTTGTTCTCAATCTAGAATCTATGTCAAGGTTAGGGATAATCTTATCAAGATATGTATTCTTGATTTTAACTTTCTGTCTAATCTCTAAGATATGTTTTGGTACATCATGTTGTTCTGCTAGTATACCCAATACTTCGGCATCAGTGCTATCAGCACCAGTACCCGTTTTCTTACCCGTTGGGGCTAAGCCTATGTAATCAAACAATAGACTTCTAAGCTGTAGAGTTGAGTTAGGATTAAATCCACCCTTAGCCGCAACAAATGCTTTGACTTCAGGAAACTCTTGTAGGGTGTCTACTGCTTTTTGTATATCTTCGCCCATTCTTTTCTGACCAAACTCTAGACGAGTCTTGTCAAAAGGAACACCATTAGATTCTACATCTTTCAGGAATCTAACACCTTCTACTAGAAGATTCTTATATACCCAATATAGTTTCTCGTTTCTCAATATAGCTGCTTCAAACTTTTGAAACAACAAGAATGTTACTATGGCATCCATTGCAGCATAACTTTTCATAACTTCAAAAGGAATCAAATCATAACTAAAGTCTCCTTTGAGGATTCCTGTTCTTTTGATATAGTCTGCTTTCCAGTTATCAAGTTCTGCTTCGTAGTCTCCATAATCTGTGTGTTTGATTGCAAGAGTCTTAAGACCATGTGTACCTGGGTTCTCATCAAACATATAATGCATAAGCATTGTATCTTCAAAGTGTGGGAACTCAAAGTTGAAATGATACTCAAACCATTGTAAGTCAAACTTACTGTTATGAAATACTACTCTTTTCTTGTTAAATATATCTTGCATAAGTAGTTCTGCTGTGCCATCAATACACTCACAGTCTACGTATACTCCATGTTCTTTCTTGTATGACATAGAGAAACCAAGCATATACCCATTTCTCGGATAGAGAGATGAAGTCTCTGAGTCAAGTGCGATATAGTCTAAAGGGTACTCTAAGGCATCTTTTAGATATCTATGAAGAGTTGCTGTGTCTTCGATACCAAAACATTTATCATCGCCTAGCGACTTCTGTGTTAGTTCTCCGCTTACATATCCCGTTATACTCTCGACTGCTTCCTCGAACGACTTCTTTGCTTCTGGTTTGAACTTTATCATAGCAGGGTTGATTAAAGCTAAAAACTTATCATCAACAATTTTTCCATTGTACTCTGTTATGGATGTCTTTCTAGTAAACATTTTGAAAGGTTCAGAACCTACAAGAATAAGCCAATCGTACGAGTCTGTATCGATTTCGATATCTACATCTCTTTTCAGAATTTTTTGTTTACCACTATCTGAGCATAACGCAAATCGGTCATACTCGAAGTCAAAGTACTTATCATAATTAGTACTTGACATTGTTTTTTCTATTATTGCCACTTTAGCCATATAATTTTTCCTTTAATCTTTGTATTTCTGGTTTTGTTAAATTGCCAGGGTCTATATTATCTCGTAGTTTTACTACTCTAGCACTTAACTCTAGTTGTTCTGCCAAGCCTTTTGCCATCTCGCCAGCTTTTACACCCGCTTCATCCCCGTCAAACATAATGTCTACTCCTTGTACTCCTTGGAGTTTAAGTAGACTTAGCTTGACCCAATTAACTTGTTGTGTACCAAAACAGCACACTGTATTCTTGAGACCTTTGTCCCAAAGGTTAAGAGCATCAAAGATACCCTCCACCAATATAACTCTATTCTGTATTGGTTTTATTTTAGCTGGACAGAATGGCATCTCTGCACCATTCGGATATATGAAATACTTGTTCATATTGAAGTCGTCCAGACTTCTACCAATCAGAGCCACTGTCTTTCCTCGGATGTCGCGTATAGGAAAGATGATACGATTCTCGAATTGAGGTACGTTCCATGTGAACGCTCCCCATATTGCAAGAGTCTCCTCAGATATATTTCTGATTCCACCACCTTTCCACGGTACTCGATCCTTTGGGAGTTGGATTCCGACAGTTTCGCTTTTAACTTTATTTACTTTTTCTTTGATTCTGTGCATACGAACTTCTAGTGGAGAAGCAGGTGCACCGAAGTATGTAAACAGATTACCTTTGTACCCACAAGAGAAACAGTTAAATATACCTGTTACTTTATCCACTCTCATACTAGGGTTACTATCATCATGCTCTGGGTTCAGACACGATATTACAGCGTCTCGTCCTGAGATGCGGTAATCTATTTTCTTTTCTCTTAAGAGTTCTTCTGCTATCATAATTATATATATTATATCAAAATTTTAAGATTGTGTCAAGAACTATTTTCCGTTAGTTTTGACTTATGCTTCCATTTCAATTGATCTCCAAGTCGCTCGTACTCTCGAAACTTTTCATCATTTTCATAGTACCTAGACTTCCAAACCAACTCTGCCATTTGAAACCAGACAGCTACAGCTTTATCTCTAAACTCATGGTCTGGCCATAGATAGTAGTGTAGCCACCACTCTTGATCGAATCTACACACTCTTATTTCTTGTTCGTGTAGTTCAGGTATCTCGCTTAGGACTCTAAGACGTTGACTACCTGCTATTGGGTACCAGTTAGGCATAACTAGTAGAGGAGAACGCACACCTTCTTTCTTCAAGGCTTCTTTCAACGGCTCGTTGGAAGGTACGTTCATAATGTTTTCTTTTACTTTTGGTTGCTCTAACATCCACCCTACGGTTTTTACATACCAAGTATGTGGTGCTAAAGGTATTTGTTCGGCACTTTCTCGTGCTACTCTGTCATCTGCCATCTTTCAAAGTCCTTCTTGTAGTAATTATATATTAGATTATATACTTTTTGAGTATCATATCCTGCTAGTTGTGTTATAGAGGCATGGTGAATGTTTTTCATCAATCCCATTTCTTTCCAAATTGTTTGGTTCTCTAGTTTATGTACCTCTACTTCAGGCTCTCTATAATATACCCATGCAGGTAAGTACATCACATGGTAACTTCCCATTCTAACTAAACTTTTTTCAAATAAATCTAAATTCTGTATAGTCCCGAAGTACGCACCATTCTCTAGTGATTGTATTGCTTTTCTTGTCCAAGTTATAATATCCCAGTCTACTATAAATCCTTCATCACAGTTATGTTTGTAAAGACTTTCCCACCTAGTTAGTGGATTTCTAATTACAGTATAGTATTTATAGTCTGGGTACTGTAATGCTAACTGGTCATAAGTTGCATGTATATTATTAAATACTGTTCCTTTTGTTGCTTTGTTTACTCCTTCTCTAATAAAATCTGCTTGTAGTCCACCTTGCCAATTTCTATGTTGGAACATAAACTTTTTATCTTGTTGAGCTAACCAAGCACGAGCAATAGAAATACCACCGCACTTAGGTATATGAATAAAACAACTTTTTTTATCATGTATGACCATTGTGTATATCTTCTATTGTTTCTTCATAAATACGTCTAAAATCTTCCAAGGTTGGAAAGTCTATGTGTACTATACTTTCTTGGTTACTATATGCAATTTCTGCACAATGACAATGCCACGCTTCTTCGAGTTGTTGTTCAGTATATAATATCATAAGTCGTAGGCATCCTCTCCTGTTGTCATTGTTTCTTTTAATTCTGTTTTTTCATCTGGGTCTAAGGCTGTGTGAGGCCCGATCTTTAGTGTCTCCCAGTTCATTTCAGATGTAAACGGCTCAATTGAACCACTCCTCATCTTGTCACACTTAAACTTAATACAAGGCTCTGTGTCTCCCCAATGCTGAATACTGTAAGCAGCATCAACAGCATCCAAGATTCCTTTCGAGAATCTTGCCTCTCCTTTCTCATTAGTCTGGAAAGCGGAGAGAACTAGAACTTTACTCTCTTGTGCGAGAGATTTGAGACCTTTTGAGATCTCGATTTGCTCAGTCCAATCATATTGACCTTGACGATTTGGTGCGTTATGGCGTTTTACTTGGTTTAGATAGTCTACTATTACGATACCCAAGTTAGGTAACTGGGCTTGCTTCTGTCTTACTACACTAATAATTTTAGCTAGTGTAAGAGAAGGGTCGTAATGTATATCTATTTGAGGGATATCTGCTAATTTGTTTCTACTAAGTTGATAGTGAAACTTATCAAAATCCTCATGATCTTTCCATTCGTTATACGCTTCTGTTCCATTATCGAATCTATTAGCCCACCATTGAGCAACTTTATCCCACTCCATAGGAGTAAGATTCTTTGCTTTGATACGACCACTGTTGATACCAGTTTGTATGCCACAGATTCTCTGTAACATTTGTCTAGTGTCCATTTCGATAGTAAAATAGAGTGCTGACTTGCCTCTTTCTTGTGCGGCAGCAGCGATGTTACAACATGTGAAGGACTTACCTCCACCACGATGTCCACCAACAACGACCAAGTCTTTGGGAGAAAAGGTATAGTCTAAGTCGTACTCTTGATTTAGACCGAGCGGTAAAAATTTTGCTAAATCTTCATCTGTATCAAATAAAGGAACTGTGTTCATGTCGTCAGCTTCGTCGTTTGTTTCGACTGCATCTTCCACTTGTACGACAATTTCTTGCAACAAGTCTATATTTTCTCTAGCGTCAGAGATTGCTACTTGATGGTCTACATAGTTTTCTATTTTTGATAATATTTCAGATTGTGTGAATTGGTTTTTCAGATAGTCCAATAAGAGTATGGACTCGACATCTGTTTCCACGGTTTCGATTGCATAGATTTTCTCTTGCAAATCACGAGAACGCACTTCTAGCTTCAAGTCTTCAAAGGTAGGTAGGTTATTGTACTTGTGTACATGTTTGTCTACTACTCGCCATAACTTACGATACTCTCCTTCTGGAAAGTAATGTTCTTTAAGACCATTCCAAGTCTCAAAGTCTCCGTTCGCAAGTATTTGCTTGAGTAATGCACTCTCTAATGTCATTTGACTTCTCCCGAATCAAATTAAGTTGAAAAAAAGGCGAGCCGAAGCTCGCCCAATGATGAATAGGTATTAACCTATTTCTTTTTTAGCAGCACCGTTATAGTCTGAGCACTGTAAGCCTCTTCTAGTAAGCATTGTTTTCACGCCTCTTACTGTTTTGCCGATTTCATCAGCAATTTCTTCAACAGTCATGCCGTCAATGTCGACACCTGCTAAAGGATCA